GTAGCATCTAACGTATCTGCGAACGCTCTTAATATATCTGACATCTTCATACTTTGTTCTCCTTATGTCCAGGGTCGGCTTGCTTGCAATGTTTGGGTGTTCTCATCATCGTCTGCATTAACCGCATTTGCTTCGTAAGGATTAGGTAGTCTGTTCTTATTGAATGTTTTTAACGTCCTATAGTAAACAGCATTAGTATCTGCCGCGGCAAGCCCCTCACGTTTAGCTTGTGCAATAGCACCCTTTTGTTCTTGACGGGCTTCTTTATTGCCAGTCTTTAACGGAACACAAACAACTAAGTCTGCTTCAACAAGACCTGCGGCTGTTAATGTTTTTGCACCATCATTAGCTTGATTGATAGCAGGGTTTTTATTAGCACGTACTTCACCGTACATTCCTACTGTAATAGGAGCGCCTTCAATGGCCCTTATTAGTGCAGTAAGTCCGTTCATTGTAGTTGATGCAAACGTAACAGTTACATCAAACATTACGCCTGTTAGTCCCTTACATTTAATTGTTGCCATGTTCTATACTCCGGTTGTTAAGTATATTTATTCAATACTGTAATACTACTGTTTACAGATGATAAGTAATACTATGTTAAAGATGATACAAGAGTGGATGAAAGACTATGAAGCAGTTCAAAGTGAACTACGAGATATGGGAATTATCAACTATTGTAGTCCGTATATAGGAGTTGTGTCTTGGATAGACCACAAACAATTAGAGAAGTATTTTAATGATAGACAGAACACCGTTTCAAAAGACAATAGAAAAACTAAAAGCTGAAGGCAAATATAGAGTCTTTAATGATATTCTCCGTGAGAAGGGAGCGTATCCAAATGCTATCTGGTACGGCCCATATAACATAAAGAACATTGTTAATTGGTGCAGTAACGATTACCTAGGCATGGGACAAAATAAAGTAGTGTTAGACGCAATGCATACCGCACTTGATCAAACAGGTGCAGGAGCAGGCGGAACTAGAAACATTGCAGGCACAAGTCATTATCACGTAGCATTAGAATTACAACTAGCTAGGCTTCATTCGAAGTCAGCGGCACTACTATATACTTCTGCTTATGTTGCAAACGAATGGACGTTGGTTGCTCTTAAACAAATCATACCAGACATTGTGTACCTAAGTGACAGCAAGAACCACGCTTCACTTATTCAAGGCATGCGCCACAGTGGTGCTGACAAAGTAATTTGGACGCACAATGATTTAGAGGACCTCGAGGAAAAGCTAAAGAACGTGTCAGGTACGCCTTGTATCGTTTTTGAATCTGTGTATAGCATGGATGGAGACGTTTCGCCTATGCTCGACATTTGCAACCTAGCAGACAAGTATGGTGCTATGACATACATTGACGAAGTTCATGCTGTTGGCCTTTACGGCATAACAGGAGCAGGCAAGTTAGAAGAACTTGGATTGCAGAACAGGGTTGATATTGTTAATGGCACATTAGGTAAAGCCTTCGGAGTACAGGGAGGATATATTGCTGGGGATGCAATCGTCGTAGACGCTATTCGTTCTGTTGCTTCGGGCTTTATCTTTACGACATCAGCGAGTCCAGTTATATGCGCTGGCGCTTTGGCAAGCGTTAAGTATGTGATGGACCATAACACGTTGCGTGAGCAACATCAATTACAGGCAACAAAGTTAAAAGAGAAGTTAGCAGAAGCGGGCATTGAAATACACCCTAACTGTACTACTCATATTGTTCCTGTAATGGTTAGAGATCCACTTCGCTGTAAGAAACTGAGTGATGTATTGCTAGAAGAACACGGAATATATTGTCAGTCAATAAACTACCCTACTGTGGAAGAGGGGACAGAGAGACTCCGATTTGCACCGACACCGTTACACACAGATGCGATGATCAGCGAATTGGTAGACTCATTAAGGAAAGTATTAAATGAACATTAAGAAAATATTTTGGTTCAGCTTAGGCTGTATCTTATTAGGAGTCGCCTTCATTGGTGTCTACCTACCTGGGCTCCCTTGGAGTACCCCAGCTGTTGGAGCGGCGTATTGCTTTGCTAAGTCAAGCGATCGTATGCATAATTGGATTATGAATCACAAACTGTTTGGACCATTCCTAACAGGTTGGGCAGAGAAGCGAGTCTTCCCTACTAAGTTCAAATACTTTATGCTTGTAACAATGAGTTCAAGTGTAGCAGTACTTTGGTTTACTACAGGTAATCCTAAGGCTGTACTATGGAGCGGAGGCTTTATGGCCCTTTGTGCCATATGGGCTTGGCGCTTCCCCGGATCACATGAAGAACATCAAAGACGTAAGGATGCAGGCAAAAAGATCGCCTGGTTAAAATAAAGTCAATAAAAAAGGACACATTAATTTGTGTCCTTTTTTCTTATTCAAATTATAAAACAATAAACAATGTAGATGATTGCTACTATTGCACCAACCATCCCAATGATTGCTTTGCCTTCACAGTGGTCTTCTTCACTCATTATTCAAACTCATATTCGTCAGTGGTCCACATTAGTGGAATCTTCCATACAATGAATGCTTGTATTCAGCAATTTCTTTTGCTTCCTTAATGTATCCAAGGGTGCGAAGTTGTCGAACAGCCATGCAATGAGCTCTATACTCTTGTGCTTTGATAAATCGCTTCCAGCCTTTAACTAAAAAATTGTCTTCCATTACAATCCTTCGAGTGTTAAAAAGCCAGCATACGAACGACATTTTGCTTGTTGCGATGTTTTCCAACGCTTTAATCCTGCTAACAAAAATGTATCCATGATTACTTTCCTCCTCTGTATATCTTACCACCACGACAGATGTGATCGATATCACCACGTGTGATACCAATGTCTTTCAATTCGTAATCGCTTAACCTGCTTAGTTGTGCATAGCCTTTGCTATCCCAACTAGAATCAAACCTGCTTTCAGTTACGAAGCCTTTGAAGAATTTTGTGACTGTATCACATAATGAACAGTAAACTTGTGTAAGTGCTGTACTCATTTCTCATCTCCTAGTATAAGCGCTCTGGCTTCTTTGTGCATACCCATGCGGGTAAGTTCACTTGCGGCTCTTGCTCTGCCTGCTGATTCGCCAACTGCGATCATAGTGCAAAACGCTGTGATTACGATTGTTTTAACTGCTTCGCAAATTGAGCAGTAGTAAGTACTAAGTGTTGTGGTCATTATACCCATCCTCTAAGGTTTGTATTTGGTTTAAATTTTGTGCCGTCGTTCCAGGGATGTAAGTCCCTAAGTGTCGGTGCGGCTCCGTTATGGTCGAGCATGTGTTGATAAGCAAACTGCCAATCGCTCTTGTATTCTGTCTTTGCCCATACGAGGTAATCGTTTTTAGAGGATGGTTTAGATCCAAACAATTGCCGTAGGACTGTAAACACTTTTTTCATAGTGATCTCCTGTTTCTATAGTTTTGGATGCTTGAGGAATAGCAATACCCCGGAACTTCCCCGGCGGTGCATGTACCTTTGGTACACGTCAATCGCTTTTAAGGCATGTGATAAGTGCCCATAGTCTATCCTATGTGTCTGTGTGTTGTCAAATCACCATTTAATAGCTCTTTAACACTGTTATTTATATAATAGTACACTCTTTATTACTTAAAGTCGACTCCTTTTTGCATTAATTTGGCAAATACCCGCTATGCATTTAACGCATACCTAAATCGGTTGACAAATTCTAACATCAATGTTATGTTATAAGTAATGTTAGGAACATTCTGTTCCTTTGCAGGCATCGTTGAGCCTGCTCTTACTATGTGAGCGACGGGGTAAAGCCGTCAAGCAGAAGGAGAAATATTATGGACGCACTCACTCTATGGATGGTGGTAGGATTTATATTCGCCGCCTATGCTGTAATAGCAAATGATTCCGTACAAACACTAGGTACATGGATCGCAAGTAACAACGAAAAGTTTCACTGGAGGACCATGTGGTTCGCGGCCAGTGCAGTACTAATTTATACTATTTGGTATGGTTGGTTTATGAATGGTGGAGACATCAGTTACGGAAGACTTAACAAGATTCCGTTTCAAGAAGTACAATGGTATCATGCAATGGCACCGGCTGTACTACTATTACTGACACGCTTTGGTGTGCCGGTATCAACTTCCTTTCTAGTACTAAGTGCTTTCGCAAGTACATTTGTGTTAGAAAAGATGTTGATGAAAAGTATGATGGGTTATGCAGTTGCGGCCGTTGCGGCTTATGCAATATGGATGGTAGCAAGTAGACTACTAGACGAAGCAAAGCCTGTTAAAGAAGAACACAAAACATATTGGCGAGTGGCACAATGGGTAACAACAGGGTTCCTGTGGTTTACTTGGCTGAGTCATGACATGGCAAATATTGCAGTGTTCCTTCCACGCACCTTAGACGTTCCATTGATGATTGGTATTACCGTTATCTTTGTTAGCGGACTAGGGTTTATGTTCCGTGAAGGCGGAGGTAAGATACAACAGATTGTAGTAGAAAAACATAACACAAGATATGTTCGAAGTGCTACACTCATTGATCTTGTGTACTGGATAATCCTAGTATACTTTAAAGAGATGAATGATATCCCAATGTCTACCACGTGGGTTTTCGTAGGGTTGTTATGTGGGCGTGAGTTAGCAATGGCAACGTACACAGGCAAAGCAAAGTTCAAGACAGTGTTTCCTTTGATAGGAAAAGACTTCTTAAAAATGATGGTTGGGTTAGGTGCTTCACTAGGTATTGTTTTAATGATACATTACGTGTTGGTACCCGGCGGCTACTAAACATTTTGGAAAGGCAGTGTTCAACGGCACTGTCTTTTCTCTTGACTTACACTTGTATTAGTAGTATACTATAAATATAACTTTACAGCAGTTCAACCACAGAGAAGAGGATCCCCATTGAAAATGAAAATCATCACAGGCAATGCTAACCCCGCGTTGGCACAAGAGATTGCAGAGAGATGCTTTGCAACCTTAGTTCCTGCAAAAGTCAGTATGTTCGCAGATGGAGAAACAAGCGTAGAGTTCCATGATAACATTAGAGGCGAGGATGTATTCATTATACAAAGTACATGTACTCCTGTTAACGACAGTCTAATGGAACTTTTGATTATGATTGATTCGGCAAAGCGATCAAGTGCGGCACGTATTACAGCAGTTATACCGTACTTTGGTTATGCTAGACAGGATCGCAAGAGTGCAAGTCGCACACCCATTACTGCAAAGTTAATAGCAGACTTGCTTACCACAGCAGGAGCAAATAGGATCCTTACAATGGACCTACATGCAGGACAGATACAAGGCTTCTTTAACATTCCAGTTGATGACTTAACAAGCCGTTTGGTATTTGCTAAAGACATTCAGTATAATGTAGGAACAGATGCTACAGTGTTTGTAAGTCCAGATGCAGGCGGTGTTGTTCGTGCTAGAAAGTTTGCAGACATGTTCCACGCAGACATTGCTATAGTAGACAAGATGCGTCCTGAAGCAGGTAAGAGTGAAGTTATGAACTTGATCGGCGATGTTAAAGATAAACACGCCATTCTAGTTGATGACATTATTGACAGTGGCGGCACACTATGTAATGCGGCAAAGGCTATTATGGATGCAGGTGCGCTAAGTGTTCGTGCATATATTACACACGGAGTATTGTCAAACGAAGCATGTCAGAAGGTTGAAAAGAGTGTACTCACAGAACTTGTAGTTACTAATTCAATCGGTGACCGTTGTCCTAAAAACTGTAAAAAGACACGACAGGTAAGTGTCGCGCCTTTGTTTGGTGAAGCTATCCGTAGGGTAACTAACGAAGAGTCAGTTAGCAGTTTGTTTGGTTAGTCTTGGTCAGCTTCGATGTGCTTGATGTACTCAACCATTGAGTGATCACCAAAGTTATCGATCTTACCTTTCTTGATGCCCATCCACATGCCGCGCAGTCTGTCTTTAAACATCTGCCAGCCAGTTGGAGTACGAACATTTCCGTATGCATTAATGTAATGCTCAGTACCGTGATGTTTAAATCCCATAACAGCAAGAGGAACAGTAGTGACAATGTCGTTATTGTTCTTCCACCTGTGATGTATAACATTTAAACTGTTGCAATACTCTCTCCAACCCACACGTGGACTACCGTATGTGAACAGTTCGACTGGATCGTTTAGTTCTACGTTATGCTTTGCTCTACTTGCCATAATCGTTGCCATGGCCGCTCCTAAACTATGTCCACAAAACCAAAGTGTTTTGGTAACATTAGTCTTACGATTAATATCTTCTTCAATCATTGGCCAAAGGTCATCTACCTCTGTCTTAAATCCAATGTGTACTCGTCCTACTGTTTCAGCCATTACCGGAATAGCTTTTAGATCTGCTTTTAGATCGTTAAATTCAGTTGGTTGCGTTCCTCTGCAGGCGATAACCAAATCTGTCTTGTTCATGAAGCGGTATGCTTGAGCACCGTCCTTTTCATAAAACTCTATTGTTGTGAAACCTAACCGTTTCGCTTGACTTTTTGCTTCTTTCATGTTATTATATGCTATACTTGATAACTTAGCAAACAACAAGGATTTTTCTTTGAAACTTAACTTTTCTATTGACATACTTCGCCCCCTTCATTATAGTAATATTTATGTTGCTAATCAACTAAATACCATATAAGGAACGTAACATAATGAAAAAAGCTACTAGATCAATACTTGAAGAACTGAATAATCTTAATATTCATCGGAATAAAGAAAGTCTTATTGAAACATCAGGACTAAATCTTATCGATAGTACTATTAACTTGTTTAATAAAATTAATGAACACTATTCAGCAGAAGAAGCACTTGAGCTAGAACGTAGGTTTATTAACAGTATTAAAAGTGCCGACCCAAAGAAGTTCAAACGCGGCCTTGGTAAAATTAATGAGAGCAAAAAAAATGACAAGTAATTTATTCGAAGGTGGAAACGTATTTAAAAAAGTTGAGGGCGGTGAAGTTACACCACTAACACAGCGTATTGCCACAGTTGATGTACAGCCAACAATAGATTGGATCAATGCTACATTTGGTTTTAAGTTTGTTGATGAAGACATGCTTGGCACAACAGGCAAGAAGACAAAAGAAGATGGAACATTTGAAGAGAACTCGTCGGGTGATTTAGATCTCAATGTTGATGTAAGACAATTACCTAAAGAAGAAATAATTGCAAAACTTACTGCATGGTGCCAAAAGCAAGGCATTGATGATTTAGAAATTATGAACAAGGGCAGAACTTTCACACAAGGTTGGGTTGCTAACGCAGGACTTCAAATACATTTTAAAACCCCAATCAGAGGTGATGTTAAAAACGGCTTTGTTCAAACAGACTTTATGCTTACAGATAATCCTAATCTACAACGTGGAGCCAAGCGTGGCGGAACAGAGCATTACACAGGTGCCGACAGAGCAATATTGCTATCAAGTTTAGCAAGAGGCCGCGGATATAAGTTTAGTCCTACAAAAGGCATTGTTGATCCTAACAACGGAGATAATGTTGTTGCAGACGATTGGGATGAAATTGCAAAAATACTATTAGGACCTAGCGCAAAAGAAGCTGACACACATACAGTTGAAAGTATGTTTGCAAAACTTAAAAGCGATCCAGACTACGAAGAGCTAATTGCTCCGTGGAAAGAAACAATGGCCAAAGCCGGCAAAGAAGTACCTGAGTCTACACACGGCGTATCTGGCTACAAAACATTTACTAAAGAAATAGCTCGTGTTGCCGAACGCAGTAGCATTAGAGCAGGTTTAATGATTGCTGAACAAAGAAAAGATGAAGGCATCCTTGGCGGTATTGGTAAAGCTCTTCAAAAAGGTGCGTCCGCAGTTAAAGGTGGATACGCTGTAGGACGAGGTGGTTCACAAAGTATGTCCAAGATGGGCAAAGCCTACAAGGGCGCAGGTGGTCCAAAAACAACTATTGGACAAGTGGCTGGTATAGGTACTGGAATTAAAGGTTTGATATTTGGCAAAGATGCTAAAGGCAATACAGTTAAAGTTGATCCAAAGAATCCTAAGAAAGACGTAAAGGTGCTTGTTAAAAGAGGCTCGCGGACTGAAGAAGTTCCGTTTGGCAAAGTAAATGCTTACTTGAAAAAGGATTGGCAAGTTATAGCAGTAAACGAATCAAACAAACCACTTGGCACAGCATTAAAGAAAAAACTAAAAGATGAAGGCGGTGCCGCAGGGTTTGATCCGCTTAAAGCAGTTGCAAAAAAGATGGATGTTAATCTTACACCGGCAATGCTAAAAGGCATGCCTGGTATTAGGTTGCACAGAGATGGTGATTACATTTTAGAAGCTTCAAGAATTGATCATGCAGAAGATCTAGCTTACCTGCAAGGTTCCCAAGGAGCAATAAGAGCGTTACAAAGTTTGCGCAATATGGCAAAAGGTGGACAAGGAAACGTTACACTTAAATGGGACGGATCTCCCGCAGTTGTGTTTGGTCGCAATGACAATGGCGAATTTGTATTCACAGACAAAAGCGGATTTGTTAAGTCAAAAGGAGTTGGTAGAACAACTAGCCCAGACGCACTTAAACAAGAACTT